AAAGGCCAAAGCTTTAATATTTAATATTTTATAAAATTTTATTATGACAGAAGAAAACAAAGAAGTTATCGAAGAGGTAACTGAAGAAACAACAGAGCAGCCAGTGGAAGAGGCTATAGAGCAAGTTATAGATGAAACAAAATTTACTAGCGCTGGAGACGATAGCGTTCGTAAAATAGATTTAGATGTAGCTCCACCTTCCCAAGAAGTAGAAGCTGTTAAAGAAGAAACACCACCTGTTGAAAAACCGCAGGAGGTTGAGCAAGAAAAAGTAGAGCCACCTATTATTGAAGAAGTTAACGCTGAGGATAAGGTAGAGGCTCCAGTTGAAAATAACGTAGAGACTACGCAAGTTGAAACTCCTACAGAAAAAGTTGAATTACCAGAAAATATTCAAAAAGTTGTAGAGTTTATAAATGAAACTGGCGGAAACTTAAATGACTACGTAAGTTTAAATAGAGACATTAGTTCAATGGAAGACTCAGATGTACTAAGTGAGTATTACAAGACAACTAAATCTCATTTGTCATCAGAAGAGAGAAGTTTTTTAATGGAAGATAGATTTGGTGTAGACGAAGAAATTGATGATGAAAGAGAAAAAAGAAAAAAACAAATAGCACTCAAAGAGCAGGTTGCCGAGGCTAGAGCCTACTTAGACGGGCAAAAGTCTAAATACTATGAAGAAATCAAAGCTGGGTCAAAGTTGACCCCTGAACAACAAGAAGCTATTGAATTCTTTAATAGACACAATAAAGATCAAGAAGATCAGAAGAAGATAACTGAAGATAGCAAGAGAACATTTTTAAATAAAACAGATAGTTTCTTTGGGCAAGATTTCAAAGGTTTTGAATATAATGTCGGAGATAAAAAATATAGGTTTAATGTTAAAGATGTTGATAAGATTAAGAAAACACAGAGCGATTTAAATAATTTTGTCAACAAGTTTGTTGGCGACGATAATTCAACTATTGAAGACGCTGCTGGTTATCATAAATCTTTATACACAGCTATGAATGCAGACGCTGTTGCTAAGCACTTTTATGAGCAAGGTAAAGCAGATGCAATTAAAGGCCAAGTTGCTAGCGATAAAAATATAAATTTAGAACCTAGAAAAACCCATGGTGAAACACAGGTTGGAGGGATTAAATATAAAGTATTAGGTGATTCATCTGCTGATATTAAAAACAGATCTTTTAAAATTAAAAAGAAAAATTAACTTAAAAATTTATAATTATGGCAATTTCAAATCCCGGTAATTTATTGAATAGCGTACCTGCTCCATCGCAGCAAGCTCTTTCAACGAACTACTTAGACCTATCTAGCAATGCTGGTTGGGGTCAACAATACGTGCCAGACTTAATGGAAAAAGAAGCGGAGGTTTTCGGTCCACGAACTATCTCTGGTTTTTTATCAAAAGTCGGTGCAGAAGAATCTATGACTGCAGATCAAGTTATTTGGTCAGAGCAAGGTAGATTACATTTATCTTATTTATGTGATATTGACGCTGAAAACGTTATTACTGTTCAATCTGATATTGATGGTAATGGTTATGTTGAAGCTGGTATAGCATCTCACGGTATTAGAGTAAACGACACTGTTGTTATATCTAACTCTACTGGAGTTTACAAAGCTTTAGTTACGGGTATCTCTGCTTCAGGAGCGGGTCCTGATATTACTGTGGCTACTTATGATGGCACTGCTATAGCAGTTGCAGCTACTAACCAAGCAACTACTTTATTAGTTTACGGTTCTGAATATGCAAAAGCTACTGGCTATAATGTTGCTAACGTTGCTGCTGTTGAATCAAGAGGTGCTAACGAACCAAAGTTCACTACGTTTCAAAATAAGCCAATTATCTTGAAAGATTACTACGAAGTATCTGGATCTGATACTGGTAAAATTGGATGGGTTGAAATATCTACTGAAGCTGGTAAATCAGGATACTTATGGTATCTAAAAGCTGAAGCTGATACAAGAGCTCGTTTCACTGATTATTTAGAAATGTCAATGCTAGAAGCTGAATTAAACATGGACCCATCAACTGGTGGTTCTTCTGCTTCTCTTGTTGATACTGGTTTATATGGAGCTGATAGTACTAATTCAGTTGGTACTGAAGGTTTGTTTGCTGCTATTACATCAAGAGGTAATGTTACTACTGGTGTTACAGGAACTAACGCTGCAACTGATTTAGCTGAGTTTGATGCTATATTAGCTGAGTTTGACAAGCAAGGTGCTATTGAAGAATACATGATGTTTGTTAACCGTTCAACTAGCTTAGCAATGGACGACATGTTAGCTTCAATGAATTCTTACGGAGGTGGAGGTACTTCTTACGGAGTGTTTGACAATGATAAAGACATGGCGTTAAATTTAGGTTTCTCAGGTTTCCGAAGAGGATCTTACGACTTTTATAAGTCTGACTTCAGATACTTAAATGACAAAGCTACAAGAGGTGGTATTAATGCGACAGCTGGAGCAAGCGCTATTAGAGGTGTTATGATTCCTGCTGGTGTATCTACTGTATACGATCAAAACATGGGTAAAAACATGAAGCGACCGTTCTTACACGTTAGATACAGAGCTTCTCAAACAGATAATAGAAAGATGAAGACTTGGACTACTGGTTCGGTTGGAGCTACTACATCTGCTTTAGATGCAATGCAACTTCACTTCTTATCAGAAAGATGTTTAGTTACTCAAGGTGCTAACAACTTTATGTTAATGCAGT